AGGCGGAGGTGGTGGCCAAGTACAAATACTTGTAAGCGCATATAATCAGTACATACAAATGATGCGTGATATAACTGGTTTAAATGAAGCTAGAGATGGTTCTGATCCAGATCCAAAAGCATTGGTAGGTGTACAAAAATTAGCTGCAGCAAATAGTAATGTTGCAACAAGACATATACTTGATAGCAGCATGTCTATAACCACAAGACTTGCTGAATGCATAGCTTTAAGATTTAAAGATGTTTTGGAATATCATCCAACAAAAGAAGCGTTTATAAGTGCTATAGGTCCATTTTCAGTAGGATCTTTAGAAGAAATGGAGAATATGCATTTACATGATTTTGGTATATTCTTAGAACTTGAACCAGACGAAGCAGAAAAAGCTATGTTAGAAGCTAACATACAAGCAGCACTAAGTCAAGGTAATATATTTTTAGAAGATGCAATTGATGTTAGAGAAATAAAAAACATACAATTAGCAAATCAACTTCTTAAATATAGAAGAATTAAGAAACAACAAGTAGATCAACAGCAAGCTCAGGCAGCTAGCGCGGCACAAGCTGAAGCGCAAGGCCAAGCACAAGTTGTTGTTGAAAATGCTAAAGCTCAAGCTGAGCAAGTTAAAACAGAATCTAAAATACAATACAGACAAGCTGATATTGAGTTTGAAATTAAAAAACTTGAAGTAGAAGCTAGAACAAAACGAGAATTAATGCAGTTTGAATATGAGTTAAATGTTCAATTAAAAGAATTAGAATTACAAGCTCAAAAAGAATTAGTAGAAAAACAAAGTGAAACTCAAAAAGACGTTGCGGCAATGAAAACCTCAACGGCAAGTTTATCTGGACCACCGGATAGTGGTAAGCCAGCTAAATCATTTGAATCAAAAGGTAATGATGTACTAGGCGGTATTGATTTATCAAGATTTGAACCAAGATAAAAACAATTAATTATTATATTATATTATGGAAGAAAAAGTACAAGTAGAAGTTATGCCAGATGCTGACACAAGTCCGCAAAGTCAAGAAGAAACTGTTTTAGAACAAGCGGTTGAAAAAGGAGAAGTAAGTCAAGAGTTTGGCTTACAAGACGATGGTGTATATAAAATAAATTTAGATGAACCTTTAAAAACAGAAGAAGATGCCGTTCAGGAGCGAAAAACAGAGGAAGTATCTGTGGATGAACCATCCGGAGATAGCGAAAAGGTGGACAGCGAGGTACGGGTCGAACCCAATAAAGAAGAAGCTAAAGAAGAACAGCAAGAAGAAAAAGAAGAAGTAGCTGATGTACCAGATTCTCCATTAGAATTAATAAAAGATGAAGAGGTTGAAGAAGAAAAAACAAAACAACCTGAGTTAGCACAAGAAAATATTGTTGAAACTAAAGAAAAAGTTTTACCAGAAAATATTGATAAACTAGTAAAGTTTATGGAAGAAACAGGCGGTACAGTTGAAGACTATGTTAGTCTCAATCGTGATATTTCTAAAATGGACAATACGAGTTTATTAAGAGAATACTACAAACAAAGTAAACCCCATCTTGATTCAGATGATGTAGAATTTTTATTAAACAAAAATTTTGGATATGATGGAGACGCGGACGATCCGCAAGAAATTAAAGCTAAGCAATTAGCTTTTAAAGAAGAACTATTTAATGCTCAGAATCATTTCAATTCTAGTAAGGATAAATATTATGCTGATCTTAAGTTAAGAAAGCAAAATGATATGTCTCCAGAACAACGCGAAGCAATCGAGTATTATGATAGTTATAAGCAACAAAAAGCTGAAAGTGAGGTTAAAATAAATGAATTTAAACTACAAACTGATAAAGTTTTTAACAATGATTTCAAAGGTTTTGATTTTAAGGTTGGTGAAAACAAGTATAGGTATAAAGTTGATAACCCACAGAAGGTAAAGGAATTTCAATATTCTATTAATAATTGGATTGAAACACATTTAGATAAGAGCGGTAACATAAAAAATGTATCTAATTATCATAAGGCTTTATTTACCGCACAAAATGCGGATAAAATAGCTGGACACTTTTATGAGCAAGGGAGAGCTGATGCTATAAGAGAAAGTGCAAAAAAAGCAAAAAATATAAATATGGATCCTAGAAAAGATAATGCTTCAATGCCAAAAAATAATACATCTGGAATACGAGCTATTTCAAATAATAATGATAATCCTAATAAGTTGCGCGTTAAATGGAATAAATAATACTTAAAATCAAAACAAATGGCTTTTACAGGCGGTATACCCGCACCATTACAACCCACGCAAACAAAAAATATGTATGCTGGGAATTACATTAACTTTACTGATGCAAATTTTGCACAGTGGGGACAACAATTTTTACCTGATGTATACGAAAAAGAAGTAGAACGATATGGAAATAGAACTATCGGAGCTTTTTTACGTATGGTATCAGCGGAAATGCCTTCAGCTTCTGACCAGATTATATGGACAGAACAAGGAAGATTACACACTAGATACGTAGGATGTTTACACGTAGCTAACAATGCAGCAACAGCGGCAGCGGCAGGAAATGCAGCTACAGCTGGTGGTAATGTACAACACTACTACGTACCTGCAGCAGCTCAAACAGCAGTTGAAAGTAGTGGATCTACAACACAAAAAACTACACAAGTTAACTTTAGATTAGGACAAACAGTAATGATCCAAAAGCAATCAAGTGCTACATCAGCAGTTGGAGCAGCTGGAGCACCTGTTGTTAAAGGTGTAGTTACATTTGTGGATGCTCAACACTTTTCAATTAAAACTTACGGCGGAGTGCCAGCTATTCTTACGGCTGATCGCTTTACAGTTATTGCTTATGGTTCAGAATTTGCAAAAGGAACTTCAAACTTTACTGGCAAATTAGATCCTAGCTATGCTACTTTTTCTAATTCACCAATTATCTTAAAAGAAAACTATTCTATTAATGGATCTGACACAGCTCAGATTGGTTGGATTGAAGTTACTTCTGAGAATGGTGCTAATGGATATCTATGGTACATGAAATCAGAGCACGAAAATAGACTTCGTTGGGAAGACTATCTTGAAATGTCTATGGTTGAAGGTGAATTACAGAACGGAACAGGTGCTGTATTAGGATATGGATCAACTCAAACTGCTAAAGGTACTGAAGGTTTCTTTGCTTCATTAGAAGCTCGTGGAAACGTTTACTCTGGATTTGGAGCACAAGCTGCAGGTGGTGGAGCATTAACTGACTTTGATGCAGTTCTTAAGCAATTAGATAAGCAAGGTGCTATAGAAGAAAACATGCTTTTCTTAAATAGAAATCTTTCTTTAGAAATTGATGACATATTAGCACAGCAAAATGGAGCTTACGCTGGTGGTACTTCTTATGGAGTATTCAACAACGACGAAGACATGGCGCTTAATTTAGGTTTCTCTGGTTATCGTAGAGGTTCTTATGACTTTTATAAGACTGACTGGAAATACTTAAATGATTGGGCTACTCGTGGAGGTTTTGGCGATATTGAAGGTGTATTAGTACCAGCAGGTACTTCTACTGTTTATGACCAACAATTAGGTCAAAATATCAAGCGTCCATTCTTACACGTTAGATATAGAGCTTCAGAAGTTGACAATCGTAAAAACAAATCTTGGGTAACAGGATCTGTTGGAGGCGCAGTTACAACTGATGTTGATGAAATGAGAATGAACTACTTAAGTGAAAGATGTCTCATTACACAAGCGGCAAACAACTTTGTATTATTCAAAGACGCTTAATTTTTTAACTACAGGATACGGGCTCTTCGGGGCCCAGTATTCTTATTTTATATTATTTAATCATGACTACAACAATAACAAAAAAACAAGTGTCTAGAGTTTCCCCTTTAGAAAAAAATTGGGAAATAAAAGATAGAACATACGTATTAACTAACAATAGAGCTCCTATAACTTGGACAATACAAACAAAAGGTTCGCCTAGAAATCCATTATTATGGTTTAATGAGGCTACTGGAGAAAATAGAGAAATAAGATTAGCTTCTAATTTTCCTAGTATTTTTGTTGATGAACAAAAAGGGCAAGCACTTTTAGAACATATTATATTTGAAGAAGGTGTTATATTTGTTCCAAGAAATAAACAAAACGTTCAAAAATTAATGTCCATATACCACCCTTTAATAGGTGTTTTATGGGAAGAAGTTGATGACGCTAAAGATGCCGAAGATGAAGTTGATAACGTTGAATATGAATTACAAGCATTAAACCTAGTTAATGAATTAGATATTAGTCATTTAGAAGCAATAATGAGAACAGAATTAGGTTCTAATGTTTCTAAAACTTCTTCTAAAGAATTAAAAAGAGATGCTTATCGTTTTGCGAGAAATAATCCTCAGCTATTTATAGAACTAAGTGAAGATGAAGATTTGCAATTACGTAATTTAGCTAATAGAGCAGTTGAATCAGGTATTATTAAATTAACAGATAATAACACTGTATTTAAATTTGCTAATGGCAAAAAAATAATGACAGTCCCATTTGAGCAAAACGCTTATGCGGCTTTAGCACAGTATTTTAAAACCGACGACGGTTTAGACCTAATGAAGTCTATTACTAAAAAACTAAGCTAGAAAACCTGATATAGAGTGAGAAATCAACTCTATATCAACAATATTAATAATAAAAAAAATAAATGGTAAATATAAACACTGTATATCAAGCGGTTCTTGTTATTACTAACAAAGACAATAGGGGATACATAACACCTGAAGAGTTTAATAGTTTAGCAGCTCAAGCTCAAGAATCTATATTTGCTAGTTATTTCATGAGGGAAATGACTTATGAAATGCAAACTGGCGGTAGTAATGTTGATAGTGATTTTTCAAATCCAACATTAACTGTTGCTCAAAAAATAAATGCATTTTATAAATTACATACACCAACTTTAACAAATGGTATATATCCATATCCCCCAGATTTTTATAAATTAGGAGTAGTTAATGTTAATGATGTTGTTGCTGACTATTCTTCACATGAAGATGCTAAGTATATAAATTTGTCACCTTTAACACATCCTGTTGCTACACAACCTATATATACTTTAACGGCTGATGGAATTAAAATAATACCATCTACCGTAACAACTGGAGTAACTTTTGATTACTTAAAAAAACCAACAAAACCTAAATGGGGTTATATATTAAATGGAACAGTGCCATATTATGACCCCACGGTTTTTGATCCAGCAACAGACAACTATGATGCTAATGCTAAATCTTATAACTTTGAGTTAGATGCTTCTGAGCAATCAGAATTAATAATTAGAATATTAGCATATGCGGGTGTTGTTATTAAGCAAGCTGATGTAGCTCAATTTGCATTAGGAAAAGAACAAGAACTTCAAACAACTGAACAATAATGGCAATATCAAGAAAACCTTTAGATGTAGATAATTACTCTGCATTAGATGGTGGTAATGGAACAGAAATACCAGGATCATACAGAAGAACCAACATAAATGATATTATAAATAACTTTATGGTTTCATATATTGGTGATGGTAAAGTTTTATCTAAAGTTCCTAGATATGAAGTTGCATTTTGGGCTCAAAAAGCAGTTCAAGAGTTTAGTTATGATATTTTTTATTCTGAAAAAGCAATAGAAATACAATTAAGTACAACTCTTCAAATGTCGTTACCTTCGGATTATGTAAACTATGTTAGTTTTTCATATACCGATAAATACGGGAACATGAGACCTATAATGCCTTCACAAACAACGAAAGCAAACAAAGGGGTTGCGCAAGATGAAAACTATCATTATTTATATGATCAAACAGGAGAGATGATATTTGCTGAAACATCGGATACAATAGATAGATATCAAAAAGCAATATCACTTTTAAGTGTTGATGAATTATCTAGTTATTATATTGGATATTACAACAGTATATATGGGCCAGAAAATATAGGTGGAATGTGGGGTCAAAGGTATGGTTTAATACCTGAAACATCTAACATGAATGGAACTTACGTTTTAGATTTAACAGCTGGTCAAGTTTATTTTAGCTCTGGTTTTCAAGCCGATGATTTAATAACCTTAAGATATATTTCAGATGGATTAGGTGAAAATGGTGATTTTTCAAATGTATTTGTGCCTAAGTTAGCTGAAGATGCTGTAATGTCTAGTATACTTTATAACTTAGTAAAATTGAGACCTTCAGGTGCACCTATGGCTGCTCTGTATAAAAAAGAAGCTTTTTCTAAAATGCGTAATGCAAAAATTAGATTATCAAATATGAAACTTCCTGAAATAAGTCAAGTATTTAGAGGTAAATCTAAATGGATTAAACACTAATAAATTAGTATGCCAGAAATTAAAAGAATGTTCAATGGCGGCCGAATGAATCGAGACTTAGATGATAGGTTAGTGCCAGCTGGTGAATATAGAGAAGCATTAAATATAAATGTAGGTAAATCTGAAAGCGCTGATATGGGTGCTATTGAAAATTTACTAGGTAATATTCAAGTTGCGGATTCAGGTATAACAGGTGGATCGTGCATAGGTTCTTATAGAAGTAATAGTGATGATAGAATATATTTTTATGTAACTTCAAATGATTCTTATGACGGAAGCAATGGAGGTAATCACGGTATTTTTTCTTATGATCAATCTTCTAAACAATTAAGAACACTAGTAAGCGGTTCATCTTTAAATTTTCATAAAGATTTTAAAATATCAGGCATTAACCTAGTTGATGATCTTTTGTTTTGGACAGATAATCGCAATCCACCAAGAAAAATTAATGTTGTAAGAGCTGTAAATGATCCTACGTATTATACTACAGGTGTTTTTGATGATTTAGCTTCTGTAGCTAAATTTGCACCATATGAATCGCCTACTGTTTTAGCGGTAGGTACAAATGATGAACAAGGCCAACCTATAACATCTAACTTTTTAGAAGATAAAATGGTTAGATTTTCATACAGATGGAAATTTGACGATGGAGAGTACAGCACGTTAGCTCCTTTTAGTACAACAATATTTTCAAGATTAGGTAATCCTGATGTTATTTCTACAGCTATTAATAACTTTGGAGAAATAGAAACATTTGTAAATGCTATAAAATCTGTTCAATTACAAATACCTACTCCAACTGGATATGGTATTACTCAAGTTGAATTAATATATAAAGAAACAGGATCTAGCGCATTGTATGTTGTTGAAGATAAGCCTGTTGCAGGTGAAACATCTATAAACTTTTTCTATGCTTCTCAAGATCCATTTAGAACCTTACCATCAGATCAATTAACTAGAGTGTATGATGCTGTTCCTAGAATAGCTCAATCTCAAGAATTAGTAGGCGGTAGATTAGTTTATGGTAATTTTTTACAAAACTACAATATACCTAATATAAACTTTAGCGTAAGTAGAACTGGTGAAGATTCATCAAGAATAAACTGGGGTCCAGGTAAAAACCCTTTGTCTTTAAAATCAAGAAGAACATATCAAATAGGTATTGTTTTAGCTGATAAATATGGAAGACAATCGCCCGTTATATTGTCAAATTCTGGTGGTGATACTGTTTTTATAGATCCAAACACAGGTTCGGCTGATTCAACAACCGCATTTAACGCTTTAAGAATTGTTTTTGCAGATCCTGCAAACGAAATACCTGATTGGGCTTATTCATATAGAGTTGTTGTTAAGCAACGCGAACAAGAATATTATAATTGGATATCAGGGGTATCCGCAGCTAACACTGTTGAAAGATTAGGCGATAGTCAAAATAAAATACCCAGAGATCAAACAGCTGTTATACCTCCTAGCACTGCGGCTACTATATCTCCATGTGATGTTTCTGTATATCCTAAATATGTAGGAGGCCAAAATATCTTTTCTACAACATACGGAGCGCTACAGTCAATACAAGCAATAGCTAATCCAACAGGAACAGCCTCAACAACAACAGTAGATAATTCTGGTACACCTGTAACATCTGGTATATGTGTTTTTGAAACACAACCAGTAGAATC